AGTTGTAACTGTATATAAAGTGTATAAATTCTCTACATTAGTTTTCTAAGACGAATTCTATGTATGGTTTCTATTTAATCTAAAGAAACTAAAATCTAATTAAGCATAAAAATCTGGTGGTATCGAGTAGTTAGATGTGGCAACTGATCCCTTAAATCCAGCATAAAATATTTTGGGTTGTCCCAATTGGCATCCAGCTCTAAAATCATCTCCAGCAGCCACATATATTCGCGTAAAAACAAAGAAATCTTCTGGTGTACGAGGATAATTGACTACCAGTGATCCAAAGCAGTTAGCCTCATTTGTAAATGTTGCTGCACGTGTTGTAGGGGCAGCACCAATGTCCAAGTTAGCTACACCCTCATTACCAAGAAGGGGAACTGGTGCTACACGGTTGGGATATACAAAAGGAACCTCAATTTCAACAAAAGGGGCGGTGTCATTACCAATAGATCTAGGAGCATGATGTGTCGTATTATATAGTGTTGTGCTAGTGGCAGCAAGCAACGTTGATGTTGCACCAACAGATTCATCATTAGAACCCATAGCAAGTATACGATCATTAACACTAGTATGGGGACCAGTATTAAAATTCATGGGCATATAATCAACGCTAATTCCTGGAGGTGCCAACTTAACTCCCTGTTCATTCTCAACAGTAAACAGTATCTTAAAGCGCAATGAACCTCGCCAGACACGGTATAAAGACAAATACCAATTAAATAGATTGCTAGGATTATTAATATTGCCTGATGGAGAAGCAAAGAAAGGCATAATGAGCTCAGCAATTGGAAATACTTGGGGAAAAGAATACATCATAGTAGAATCTGTACCAGCCCCAGGCACTTTCGTAAATCTTGACGCCGCATGACAATATCTCTTAAGTACATCACGAATGCTAGTATACACTTCAGACATACAGTTAAGATCTGTATTCATAATACTTTGACCTAATACAGACAAATCTGTTCCTGGTTGGGGGTCAATGCCCTGGGCTATAGGAACCCATGGTGTATTAGCACGTGATAAGAAATTCAAACGAAAATCCTTGCCTCCCGCAACGAAAACATTAAAATCATAACTAGTTGGGAAACCATTAGGTATTGTCAGTGGGTTAATAACATATAAGAGAATTTGTCCAGTACACGTTGTGTCACCAATGACATCGTCAAAATTTTGATTAACGTTTCCAGTAACATTGGCAGCAATGAATTGCGTGTTCATAACTCTCTTCCAAGGGCGATCAGCAACATACGGCACTTCTATCTCAAACGACTTGTTATCACCATTAAGCTCAAATGTATAACCAAGGGTGGACGTTGGCTCAACACCTGTAACTGAAACCTCAGGGCTAGCAGTACCATACATTATCGCACAATACAACTTCGCGGTAACAAATGAATTTGTAATAAAATCGAAGCGATATTTCATACTTCCGCCCCAAAAATTGAAAGGTAGTGACACATAACCAAGCATAGGAATTTGACTCTTAGATCCTGCTGGTTGCCAAGTATTCTGATTCAAAACAGTTAATGATGGCGACGGTTGATTGGTCAAGGAAGGTGGCATATATGGTGTAATAGGTGTATAAAACAAAACAGATCCGGCAGCATTGGTTGTAGCAATAGAACCAGTTTGCATAAGTGTAAACTTACTAGTCAAATAGCTAATAGACATTTCATCAACACTAGTACCAAAATCTGAGTGTTTAATATCACTCTGACCACCAGGATATAAAGCCAATCTATCGAGGTGTTCAAAATTGACAGCATGTCCCATGTATCCAATAGCTCTTCTAACAAAATACTCTGGGGATAATGTAACGTTAGGCTTATCCATAGTTGATAACTTTAAATTAGCATCCAAGTCAAAAACATCTCCACGAACATTGCTAGGTAATGTCTGTGATGCTACTTTCTCCCAATTGTTAACATTATTAGTGATATATGAGTGCGTACCGCCTTGTGATGTAGCTGTATTCATTTGAGGCACACACAATTCAACATCTTCTAAATGCAACCAGATAGTTGCATAAATGGTAGTAGAAGCACCAGAACCTACATTCAAAGTATTAAGAACTTGCAAACGCATAGCATGTGTGTAACCACTATTATAAGTACTGCCTGCAATGTGTATATATCGTCCGGCTACATTAGGTCCATTAACATTAGTAGCAATATTAACCCAATCCCTTGGGTAAACCCACGGTGCTGTGAGTGTAACAGTATCATTACTAGAAGCATCAAGATAGGCATGATCGAAACCAGTATAGCCAGATGTATTACCTTCAGATGATGGAAATATACTAGCTGATGATGTTGTAAATGGTAATATGAATGCTATCAATCTACCAGCAGCAAACTTATTACCATTGAGTTGTATTCTGAAGACGGGCCTATATTTCATGAATGTAAATGCTGACATCAATGGTCTCCATACCGCAACCTTGTACAGTACATCGGGCAACCCAACAAACTTAAGAACGTCATTTCGAACATTTGTGGTTGCAAAAGCGTATGTCCCAATACGTTGTGGTTTACCAAAGATACGTTGGATAGACCAGTGACCAAACATCAATTCCTCAGACCTATTAATCATGACAGACTTATCAATATCAACAGTAGGTTTCTGCTCAATGAAAGTAACTGCATTGGCAACATTTTCTTCTAATTTGGTATTAGCATCATTTGCTTCACCAGCAGTAACACTGGCTGATGCTGATTCAACATCTTTGCCCTGTGCAACAGCTGTGACCTCACGACCCATAATACGTTGTAATAATGATGGCTTAGGAGGTTCAACATGATGGAAATTGACTTCATGATGTGTATCAACCGTTGAATCAGCAATAGGGACACGATCCATTCTAAAACAATCATCCAAATAATCGTAAGTTAGAAGTGATGGTATGTTACTATACTTATGATTGATCTTACCCAATGCATTCAATATTTTGCTACGTTCTTCAGCAAAACGATCGGGACCATAATGGTACCACATCATAAGCGACATATTACAGTTAACTATTGTAGCAGCATAATCATCATCTGAGTCTCGAACCCAATTAACCATGTCATATAAAGTATTCTCATCCATAAGAGCATGGTAAACCATGCCTTCCCGTCTAAATGCATTTTTAAGAAATGTGCAATCTAGAACAGGCTTGCTCTCAAGCATCTTGCCTGATTTATCAGCCATTGTGAACTTGATTCCGTATAAAGCCAAATTATCCGCTATTGTTGTATAATTATAGAAAGGTAATGCCTCCCTTTTAATAGCAGATATAGAATCGTCACCATAGCAATAAACCTTAACGTGTTCATAAAAACTCTTCATGGTTCTCTTATCTTCAGGTGCAAGACCAAGCCAAGCTAATTTATAATATCTATCATTGACATTGGTATTGACAATTGTAGTACAATTGCATCCAGATGGCATACCACAATGAGTTAAGTAAGCGACGTTAACACATTGTGTTGGTGTGTGTATGATCTCATTCCATAAAACCTCTCGTACACGACTAGCAATCTCATGGTCAACTTCATATCTATAAAAATGATTAATAGCATGGATCTCGATCTCAAGCATATCAGTCAAAATATTACCATCAAAACCTGTGTGATCACCATCACCACCAACATCAGAAACAGCAAGTAGATTATTGGCCATCTCAGTCCAATCATAAGAATAAGGGTTTATACCAACTGCAGAGTGAAATCTCAACTTATTGTTATAAAAGGCTACTATGTAATCCATAAAGTACATCCTAAATACAATTTGATAATCTAACGGGGGTGTTATAATCATTCGTGTAGTTTTATTGGGCTTACGTCGCTCATCTTTTGGGATATCCATCCATGTACTATCATAAGACAGGCCCTG